GCTTGCTCCACCACAGAGATCTGCTCCTCTGTGAGGTGCTGGAACATCGGGACAAGGGTGTCCCGGATGAGGGCGGCGGCGCCGGTGGCCAGCGTGACGATCGCCGCCTCGCCGGGCACCAGAGCGTTGACCAACGCGCCGATGGTGTTCACGACGAGCACCATGTCATCCGCGCCGGCCTTGACTTGTACTGGAGTTGGATTTGCCATCTGATAATTGATTTATGAGTTGTGGTTGCGGAGGTGGTTAGGAGGTCTTGATGACAATCGTTGAGCGGTACTGCGCGATGAGCGGCAGGATGTTCTGGATCACGGCGATCGCCCCTTGTAGCTTGTCGTGGGCCGTCGTCACTACGCTCCCGTCGGGCGCAGGAGTGTTGTTGGCCTTCGACGCCGCCACGGCATCCGCGTATGCCTTGACCGAAGACGCATAGGCGCTGCGAGCGGTGTATGCCGTCTTCTCCCACGTGTCAAGGTTGGCCTTGATCTGCGAGGCCAGCATCACCGCCTGCGGGGCGTTCGCCGTGAGGAAGACATTGTTGGTGTCAACCCACGCGGTGAAGTCGAGCAGGCCGTGCTTGGCGTCGAGGATGGCCCGGTCGGTCTGATATAGAACCGGGTCGGAGTAGGGGCCGCCCGCTTCGAGGACGACGGGTTTCGGGCAGCCGGTCAGCGCGAGGCCGACGAGCAGGACCAACACGAGGGCTGGCATCTGGCGTTGGAGTGTCTTCATAGGAATCGGACTTTGTTCTGGTTTTGGTTGCGCGTTTCACTAACGACTAACTAATGGGATAGAGCCTAGTCACACCGTTCTGGGTGATCTTAACCCCCGTAACGATGTTTCCGGGGCCAGTGATGATGGTGAGCGTCGCGGTGTCGGAGGTCGCCGATCCGGCGGCGTTAGTCACGACCACCGTGTAGACGCCTGCATCTGTGGACACCACAGTAGAGATAATGTAGGCGGAGAGGGGCACTGAGATGCCTGTTACATAGGATGGCACCGCCACGCCAGTCGCGCCGGAGATGGCCGTGCCGTTCTTCTGCCATTGGAATGTAAACGGCGTTGTGCCGTCGCAAGACACGAGGTAGAAGGTGACGGTCTTGCCAGAGACGGCTGCTCCGGTAGAAGCACAGGCTGACGGAATGCCCATGGACACGCACAGGAGTGCGGCCACGGCGAGGATCTTGATTATGTTTTTCATGTTTCTTTTGTGTTGTTACAGGTTTAGGTCGATGATGACCGCGTTGCCTGAAGTAATGGTGGGGTTGTCGGCTCGTGGGGTCCATACCCGGACCTGAGCGGGCTTGCCGTCGGTCCGCGTGAGGCTTCCGATGGTAACATCGGTGGTCTTCTCCGTAGGCACTTGGGTGGAGATGCCTCCTAGCTCCATATCACAGTTTCCTGATCCTGGGGTGATGGTCACGGTCTCCGCATGAATCCCGTGGCATCCACCCTTGATCGTCCAGGCATTTTGCTGCCCCTCTTGGAGGTTGATTGCACCACGGAAGGAAATGTTGGAGCAGTGGTTGTTCATGTCGATGTCCTGCTCCTGCTGGTTGCCGCCTGTGTAGACCGTAACCGAGCCGTCCACGAGGATGTTGACCGCGTGGGAAAACTTCAGCACGTCATTGTAGCCCGAGGCATCCGTTAGGATGATTGTGAGGCCGGGAATGACATAGACGGGTAGCGGTCCCGACCGGAGCTGGAGGCCGCCCGGGTTGGCAGGATTCGTCAGGAAGAGCGACCCTGAGTCGTCTCCACTGTAGGACCAGTAGTTGACGTCGGGGGTGGTCTGGGACGGTGAAAGGACGCAGCCGCCTAGCCCGAGCGTGAGGATCAGCAGGGTGAGGAGAAGGCGTGAGTTTTTCATGGTAAGCTATTGGGCCGCCGCGTTAAGTTTGGACGCAGCCGAGGCGGGGGTCGGAGTGGGCGGCGGGTTGGGATTATCGAGCGTAGGCTCGAAGGCCGAGAGGTCGTCTGGGAACGGGTGGCTGTTGAAGTAAATCAGCGCGAAGGAGAGCATGCTGATGAGCAGTGGATGCCAAACATTCGCCCAGGTTACGCCGCCCGCGAGCTTGCCCGAGATGGCGTCGTTCACCAGCACGACGGCAGTGGTGACGGCTCCCTTGAAGGTCTGCGCGAAGAGGCCGTAGACGTAGTGCTGAAGCCAGTGTAGGAAGAGGTTCTGAGTTTTCATGGGGTTGCGGGTTTGGTTGGGCCTAATGAGACGGGAGAGAAGGCCGGCTTCAGCGCAGCATCCTCGGCTGCCCACTTCGCGGCCAGCGGACCGAAGGCGTTCAGCAGGGCGTCCACGTCAGCCGAGACGGCCGCCGCCTCGCGCTCGATGAGCGGGAGCGGCGTGCTGCCGTAGGCGGTGCCGTCCGGACCGACCTGAATCCGCTCTCGGAAGATGAGTACCCATGTTCCGGGCCGTGCCCGTTCACTAATGATCTCTATGCGGGTAATGCGCTCGGTCGCGATGAGGGTGATGGAGGCGGCCTTCGCAGTGACCGGGGCGGCAATATCGACGCGCTTCGGGGGCGCGGCGGCGAGCAGCAGCGTGAAGGCGAAGAAGAGGAAGAGAGTTTTCATGGCGTTACGATGGGAGTGAGAGCGGAGAGGAGCGTGGCGGGGATCGGGTTGGCGTCGAGCTTCAGCTCCTCCAGTTTGACCTTGGTGAGCTCCACCGTCAACGGCTGGGTGAGGATCTCGTTGTAGGCGGCTGTGAACTTGGAAACGCGCACAGAGTCGGTGGCCGCGATGGTGCCGGACTCGCCCCCGACCTGCTTGACGAGCGCGTTCCGCGCCTCATCAGCGGACTTCACTGAGGGAGCGAGGGCGGTGAGGTTCTGCGCGATGGTCCACCGGATCTTCCCTGAGAACTCATAGGGCACGACGACGAGCTTGGCTGGCGCTTCGCCCTGCGGAACCACCTTCTGCTGCCCGTCGAGGGACGAGAGCGCGGCGTTCAGGGCGAGGGCGTCGGCCACCTTCAGTTTGATCGGTTCCGCACAGAGCGCGGACGCCGAGAGGAGCAGAGCGATGACTAACAGGCGTTGTGTTTTCATGGGAGAGGGAGATCAGTCGTCAGTTAACTTGGCTGCGAGGTAGTAGAGGGTCCCACCTACATCGAGTTCAACTGTGCGATTGGGCGCGGTGGGGGAGACCGAATGAACCACGCCCAGCTTCCACGCGGCGGCGGTGCCACCAGCGGGAGCCGAGGTCTTGATGTCTCCGTTGACCTCCAGCTTCGCCCCCGGGCTCGTCGTTCCGATGCCGACGTTGTTGGTTGTATCGACGACGATGCCTGGTCCATCTGCAAGGGTGCCTGTGGAGTAGCTGTTGCAAATATAGAGTCGGCTGTCACTTGCTTTCAGGCCGAAATGAGCCGAGCCCACACCTGATTGGAAAATGAACAGGTCCGCAGATGTGCCCCCGCTCGCAGCCGTCGCAGCTAGGCCATTCGTAAATGAGCTCGGATCAGTGGTGGAGCCAAAAGTTCCGAGACCGATGACGTGTAGCTTAGAAAAAGGCGACGCTGTACCGATGCCGACGTTGCCACCTTTGAAGTAGACGCCGGCCGTGCTGCTGGGTCCGACCCAGGATTCTGCTGCGGTCGTCAATGCCCCCACCGCGGTCGTCGTCAGGGCTGTAAATTGAGGACTTCCCGCGGTGCTGTAGTCCTGATCAATCGTCGCGTTTCCGCTCAGCTTCAGCGTCCGCGCGGCGTTCACGAGGTCGAGGGTCAGTGTGCGTCCGGCGCTGAAGGCGGTCGAAGAAGTCGAGGCGATCGTCAGATCATAGGCCGCGCTCGTGTCCCGCATCGCGAAGCCCGAGCTGGGAACGTGCACGGCGTTCGCCCAGATCGTCTTCGCGACGCCCATCCCGCCCGCCGTGATGATCGCACCCGTGGCAAGTGTCGTGGCATCTGTAGTGGCGGCGGCGTCAAAGACATTTCCCCAGATCGTCTTCGCGACCGCGAGGCCGCCCGCCAGCGTCACGCTACCAGTGGTCGTGTTGCTCGCGTCAGTCGTGTTTGCGACCGCCATGATGCCCGTCGAGCTGAACCCCATTCGGTAGGTGTTCGACGTGCCGAAGTACAGGCCGTAGGCCCCGGTCGAGGTGATGTAGGCAGCCTCGCCCGTCGGCGATCCGCTGACGATCGAGCCCGAGTAGGTCGAGCCCGCGTAGCCGATCTCCAGCGCCCGCCCGCTGGAGTTTTGGTCATTGTAGCAGCGGAAGGACGAGTACCCCGTGGCCGTAGTCGCCTGCATGATGATGTTCACGCCCGTCGTGATGACGGACTTCATGCTGGCCACTGCGCCCGAGGAAACCCAGAGCGGAAGCGAAGCATCTGCGGCCGCGCCGAGCCCGAGCCGGCCGAACTGGAAGACGGCCGAGGTGGATATGGCGAAAGCCCCGTCAGACCGGATCGCGCTGGTCGCCGTGCCGTTAACAGCCGTGTTGTTGGAGAGCGTCGCCGTCGGGTTGGCCACCGTAGTGCCCGCCGCATTGAGCGTCGTGCCAGAGAAAGAGAGATTGGTGCCGAGCGTGATCTGCTCGATGGCTCCAGTCGCAGCAGTGTTGCGGCCGAGCAGGTAACCCGTGCTCATCGTAATCCCCGTGCTGCCCACCGCCGCGTTGTAGGCAAGGACGCCGCTGCCGCTGTTGCTCAGCACGCCGGCCGCGTTGGCCAAGCTGGCCATCGTCAGCAGGATGCCGTTGACGGAGATCGTGCCAGTGGAGGTAATCGGCCCGCCCGTCAGCCCAGTCCCCGTCGCGACGCTCGTTACGCCCGTGGCCGGGGTGGGAATCCAAGAGCGTACGCCCACCAGAGTGCTGGAGAGTATGTAACCGTCGGCGGCGGGGTTTCCAAGCGCCGGTTCGGAGCCGATGTCCGCGCTGGTAAGCACAAGATTACTGCCGAGCGAGTGCGTGTTGATCGTCCGCCCGGTCGGCACGCCGTCGGTGATGCCGTACCCGGCGAGCGTCGTGTGGTGCGCCGCATAGTCCACGTCCGCCGTCGCGACCGCGAAAGCGGAGCCGGTGCCCTTCAAGATCCCGTTGAGCGTAGTGGTGACCGCGAGCGTCCCCGCTCCCGTGATTGGGGAGCCCGTGACGGTGAAACCCGTCGGCATCGTCAGCGCTACGCTGGTCACGGGCGAGCCCGCCGGGCTGATCGCGCCCCCGTTGAAGTAGAGCGTCGTGCCGATCACGTAGAGCTTGTTCGTGGTGGGGCTCGGCGAGTAGGACATGAACACGATGTCCTGCTGAACGGTGAGCTCCCGGACGAGCTGCTGTCCGTGCATGGTGAGGGAGAGGACCGAGAAAATGACCACTGCGATGATCAGCACGGCGGCCATCAAGATGAGCTTGAAGACAGTTTTCATAGAAAGGCGGCTCCCATGAGCTGGTAGTTGGCGGCCGGGATCGTCGCTCCGAAGTAGAAGCGGACAGCCGAGGCCGTGAGGGTGGAGAGATCCGGAGTGCAGGGAATCGAGAAGCCCCCGGCCGGCATGGCGATGTTGCCAATCACGGCCGTCGGAGTCACTCCGAAGGGCGTGTCAAAGACCACGTCAATGTAGTCAGTCCCGATGGTGAGTGCTGCGGCGAATCGTTTCACGTAGTCTTGTCCGGCCCCGGGCACCGGAATGTCGGTTGAGTCGAAGGAGCCGGCCTGAAAGGTATAGGCGGCCTCGGCCTCGACGCCCTCGGCCTTGACCGTCACGGAGACCAGCACAGCGTTCTGGAGGTTGAGCTGCTGCGTGTTCGCACCGTCTCCGGCGATCACCATAAGCGTCGCCTTGTTGGCGAGCGTCGCGGCGTGAAGCATCGCGTACACCTCGGCGTCCTTGCGGCTGGCGAACTGACGGCGCACGCTGAAGCTCAGGTCGGTCGAGAGGTTGCCCCGCGAGTAGTAGGTCATCGCGGTCGCGCGAAACAGCTCGGCCGGGTCGATCACCAGCTTCTGCGCCTGCGTCCAGCCGAAGACCTCGCCCGAGATCCCGCCCGGGCAGAGCACCACGCCGTTGTAGTAGATCAGCATGGGATCTCACTAGCTGAACAAGCCTCCTTGGAAGCTGTAAGTCACCGTGATCGAGACGCCCATGGCCACCATCTGGACATTGGCAAGCACCGCATTGGTCAGCGTTACGTTCTGGGTGACGCCGCCCTCGCCGCAAGTCAGGACCAAGGAGGCCCGACCGGCGAGGGCGTTGATGTGCGTCGTGAGGAATACCCACGCGTCCTTGAGCGTGTTGAACTGGCGCGTGACCGAGAAGCCCAGCGTGGCGCTGATGTTGCCCCGGTGGTACCACGTCGCGGCGGCAGCGCGAAAAAACTCCGCCTGCTCGGTGATGCTCTTCTGATCCAGCTGGAACGCGGCTGGCTCCCCGGCGAGGCCGCCGGGGGCGAGGATGATGCCGCCGTAGGTGACGATCATGGGTGGCTTAGCTGGTCGGCGCGGTCACTCCGATCCCGAAGACGGCCTCGGGCGTGCCATCGTTCTTGAAGCGGCGCGAGGTCTCCCACGTCAGCTGACCGGCCCGGGGCTGCGTCGGGTCAAACTGCTCCGGCACGTCCCGGAGGGCCGCGTTGAAGAAGCGGGCGTAAACGTCGAGCCCCGCCCCGCTGATCAGGAAGTCGGCCGCCGTCCGCTCAACGCCCCGGCCGGAGCCCACGCCCTGCAAGTCAAGAAACTCGCTAAGCTGATCCTCGCTCATCCCGGCCGGCGATCCCGTGATGGTCGTGGTGAGGCTGGTGATCTTGCGGGAGAGAATCCCGAGGCTGTCCGTCTCATACGGCGCGAGCCCTAGGTTGAAGCGCGCATTGACCGGGCCGCGCGTGGTGAAGGAGTTGAACGGTGAAACGAGGCCCCACGCGCAGGTGTAGGCCTCGGTCTTAATGAGCGCCGGGTTGGGACCGGCGTAGCTGTAGGGCGCATAGTCTACAGAGAAGAGGCTCCCGACATCAGCCCAGGCCGCTCCGTTCTTCCGGAAGCACTCAAACGTGATCCCGCCCATCAGCGTCTCAATCGCGCTGAAGCGGAGCTCGGGCATGCCCGTCACGGCCGCGACCGGAAAGGTGATGCGGTTGCCCTGCAGCGTATGGACGATGAGCGGCTCCTGCTCGACGAGCTGGCTGACGCCCGTTCCCTGCGTTCCGAGCGCGATCAGGCTGGCGTTCGCAATCGCATCGGCGGCCGTCGTGTGGAAGCTGATATGGCCCGAGTCTGGCGCTCCGATGTAGTAGAGCGTGCCGGCGACGATCCCGCTGGGGAGCGTACCGAGCGTCCCAACCATGGCGGGCGTGCCGGCGACGATCCCGTGCGCGGTAATCGCGATCTTGTTGGTGCCCGTATTGGCGTCCGAATAGAGCCATGACGTGACTGGGGTGACGAGCTGGCCAATTCGGGGATTGGTCCACGGCCAGAGGATCGCCGCGAGCGCGGCGCTGAACTCGCCGACCGGGGCGAAGGTGATCTGGACGGAGGGCTGGCGGGCGCGCTGCCCGATTGGCCCGTAGGCCGCGCTCGGGATGGAGAGCGTGTCCTGCGTGAACTTGACGCCGAGCGTGGCGGCGGAGTGGAAGCGCTGGCCCTTGTAAAACACGGTCGCAGGGCCTTCAAGGATTTGGGCAAGGTTCATGGTATTGGAGGATAAACTTGGTTGAGTTTTTAGTTCTGGTGGTTACGAAGTCGGTGGGATGGTCGTGATCTCGGCTTCAATGCAATCACTCTGCTGAAGGCCGGTAGCGACGGCGGTGACGCGGAGGAGGCACGGCGAGGAGATGGGAAAGGGTGCGGCGTAGAGTACCGAGGTCGCCCCACCCGGCACTGGGTAGGATTCGTCGAGCGTGTAGTAGAGGTCCGCTGTGTAGCTTTGGCCGGTCGGCGGAGTGCAGGCCAGCGTGATCTCCAGCGCGCCCGATATCGCGGCCGAGCTGATCTCCGGCATGGCCACTTTGGTGATCGGCTGGTCCACGCCGAGCCGACGGAAACTCGTCACCCAGCAGACGCGGCCGGGCTTGACTGTTTCTGGGCGCTGGCCGTCAAAGATGAGGACATTGCCCCGGCCGAGCTGAACGTAGTGCAGGATCTGACGGATATACTCGCTGATCTCCTCGGCTGTGTAACCCGCGCCGCCCGCCGGATCGAGCGCAGCCGTCGGCCAGACGATCGTCTGGATGCCGTACCGGACGTAGTAGCGCGGCCCGGCCGCGTCGCGCGCCTCGGGAGCTAGGTCGGGCATCAGTACGATGATGACCGCGCCCGTCTTCCCACCCTTGGAGTTGAGGGACTCCAGCGCGCTCTCCACATCGCTCTCAATGACGCCCCGGCGCTGGATGAGGACCTTGATGGCGGCGAAGGCCGGGAACGCCTGAAGGCGTGCTCCGAGGTCTTCTTGATCTAGTTCGATGGCAGATTTACTCATGTGGATTCATCTTGTTGGTCGAGGCTGTTGACGTAGTCGCGATCTTCGAGGCTGGTGAGGTAGTTCTCCATGGACTCCCGGATCACGTCGCTGAACTCGTCTTCGTCTGGGATCACGGTGGGGTCCGGGCGGATTGTAGCCTCCTTGACGAGCCAGAACATGACGCGCTCCAGCGAGGCCGTGCGCTTGTCCAAGAAGCTCAGTGTGGTGGCGCGCTTGAGCAGCGCGAGGTTCTCCGCCTTGGAAGCGCCCCGGCGCTCCGGGTTTTCGCGCTCCTTGAGGGCGAGGGCGAACGGCCCTTTGCGGCCCCATAGGACTTCGAGCGACGCGCCAAACTCGCTCGCGCGCTTCCCGTACGCCTCGGCGCACGCCGGGATCGTCAGGTAGCGCGTCGGCTTCGCCCCCGCCGAGCTCGTGCTCGCGCCGGGCACAACCGTGCCGCCGTAATAGTGGAGGCTCATCCCGACTTGGTGAATCGTCACAACGGCGCTGTCCTCATCGGCGGAGAAGGACGTGCTGTGCGCTGCTGCTCCGTAGTAGTTGGACTTGGTCGCACCGAAGGCGTTCTGCGTCGAGAGGTTCTTTTCAATCAAGTGCGTCCTAACGGCGTTGCGCGCCGCGCGGCCGAGGACTTGGTTGAGGCGCGATGCCCCGAGCCGCTCCTCTAGCTGTGCCATGGTGATGGAGCCGGGATCCGGGCTCATCTCACATTCGAGATTGATCATGGCGCGCCTCCTCCCGTAAATGACAAAACGCCCTTCTTGAACACCGCCCTACCGTGAAGGAAGTCAACAATGGCGTTCCTCAGTACGCCGTCCCGGATGCCGAGATCCGCCTGAAGATCCTCGTTGAGCCCCCGGTCCTGCGGCTCGACGCGATCGTTGGCGTCGAGGAGGCCGAGCCGCTCCGCCTCGCCCCGCTCCACGTCCGCGACATCCATGCCGCTGTTAAAAGCGAAGGGCGGGTAGGGATTCCCGAGCCCGTCATCAAACAGGTCCTGATCGCCGAGCTTGTCCCAGATCCCGTCATCCTTCCGGGCTACCATCCGGTCCCCTTCGAGTAGCTCTCCTCCAGCTGTCTCCCAGCGGTCCGGCCAGTCACGGGGCACCTTCTTTGCGTCCACGCGCACGAGCTCCTGAGCCGGCCACGCATCTAGGATGTCCTCCTGCTGCCCCTGAGTGAAGCTCCCATAGCCCTCGGCCATCTGGAGGTTGGTGTCGAGAATCAGGTTCAGCCGTGCGTCGCTGAGATCGGGCGCGCCGAGCTCGTCGATGATCTTCTTGAGCCGCGCGCGCTCGGCGTCCCGCGTGGTCCCTCCCGCGAGCATGTCGTCAATGGCCTCGCTGATCTTGCCGAGCTCGTCGGCCCGGGTGACGGCCGAGGAGAAAAAGCACCGCTCCCGGATCTCGGCGGGCAGCGCCCGCAACAGCTTGCTTCTCAGCTCGGTCGGCAGAAGCATCTTGGCCAGCCGGCTCTCCACAGCTTCGTTGAACGGCATTGGCTCGTCGAATATCATGGCGCGGTGACGGCCTCGGGGAATCCTTCCCGCGTGACCTTAAAGTGAGTGACCGGCGTGACGAGGCCCTTGAAGGCCGCCACCCGGGGGTTCATCAGTCGGAGCTGGGGCGCAGCATCTATCCTCATCGGCAAGTAGTCCTCCCGATCGCCGCGCCACGTCGGCGCGATGAGTTCGCCATTGACGCGAAGCGTATTGAAGACGGCGCGTGTGAATCGGCGCGGGATCCCGAGGCGCTCCAGATGCCTCCGGAGGATGCCCTCGGGGTTGCGGCTGTCGGGGCGGGTGAGGGGCTTGGGCTGCGCGAAATACTGATAGACCGTTGTGCCAAGCTTGAAGTACTGCTCCATCAGTAGCGACGGACCGAAGGCAAAGCGATCGTTGATGCCGTTCCAGTTGTCGTGGCTCGGCGCATAGATCCCGTCGGGTGTGAGCGTCGAGAGCGCCTCCATCGGCCGGACCACCTGAAGATCCGGGCGGCAGCGGATCACCCAATCATAGCAAAGATTCCCCTGCGCTTCTTCGGCCAGCCTTACGAGTGAGCCGACTACGAGATAGCCCTGCCACTGCTGCCAGATCATCTGCTCTGACTCAGCGCGGTTGCCCGGGTAGAAGATCGGGAGGCCCTTGATCTCGGGGTTGCGCTGCGGATGGAGAATGGCCACCGAGGTCCACGGCCACATCTCCGCCCACGCCACGTCCTCCCGCCAGAGCGCTCCAAACCAGTCTACCTGAGCTCCCGGGCCTGCGGCTGCCTTGAACATCGCGTCGAGCCCGGCGGCGTTCTTGGCGAAACTCCTGATTTGCCCTGAGACGGCCACGGCGACGCGGAGGCGGGCCGCCGGCTTAATCACCAGCTCTAGGCGCTCCCTGATGTCGGCTCGCGCCTGATGCTCGAATGCAGCCGCCTCCTGATAGTCACCCCAGTGCTTCGCGATGTTATCTGCTGAGAGCCGAGATCGCTGCACGCGCAATTGTTCGACGATTGCGCCAGTCGGTCCGATCCACTTAAAGTGAAGCAGGTAGGCCGTCGGGTTGCTAAACGGCCGCTCAACAATCGAGGGTAGCCGCGTCCCGTCCACCAGCACGGTCTTGCTGTCATGCGCGCCAACGTTGAAGCCGGTCTCACGGACCAGCGACGGCCGGAAGAAGACGGGCTTGCCATAGCCCCAGAGCGAGTCGTAGCGCGCGCCGTGCCGGATCTCGTCATAGATCTGTCCCGGGCCGGTTGGAAAGGTCTCGCTCAGCATGTTCCAGCCGTAGGGCCGCACCATAGCGAGCCCCTGCGCCTCGTAGGCGGCGATCGTCGCCTCGACGCCGGCCGGGAAGTAGAGCAGCTCATCCGCGTCTAACATCCCCACCCAGTCGGCGTCAGATCCCTTCCAGCAAGAGTTCTTGAGCTCAAGCGCCATCTGATCGTTCAGGCGATCACCTGTGTCCCAGTCCACGACCTCGGCCCCCATCGCCCGAGCGATTTCTCGGGTTCGGTCCGTGCTTCGGCCGTCATAGACCCGGATGCGCCGGGCGAACGTCTGGTAGTGACGGATCGCGTAGGCGATGATCCGCTCCTCGTTGTAGGCGAGAATGACAATGTCGATCTTCATGAGAACGCCTGAGTGCGGTCGGGTCTCATCCCGTTCAAATGGAGGCAGCCGGCGAAGTCGGCGCGCCCGAGGCTGGCCACCCGATTGGAGGCGACGGTCGCGGTGAGGTGCGTATGGTCGATGCCCCGGAAGGCCCCGACGCGCTCGGCCCAATGCTTGAGAAAGGTGCGCGCGCCCTCTGTGTCCGCGATGAACATGCACTGCGCCGCGATCCGGTTTTTGTGCGTCTTCACGGGATTCTCCGCGAGCGCCACGTCCCACGTCCCGGCCGGTAGGAGCGGCGCGCGGAGGAGGAGCGTGTCGATGTCGAGGTAACAGAGTGGGCCCTTGAGCCGCCCCCGGAGCGCGAGCAGGGCGCGGGGCTTCTGACCGGTATTCTCGGCCCAGTCGTTGACGCTTGTCATTTCCTCGACCGAGCACGGGATACCGATTGAGTCGGCTTGGGCGTAGAAGCGCTGCATGCAGTCGCGGTATTCCGGAGTGCAGAAACCGACGATGGTGTAGGGTGGGGGACTCACGGGAGATGCTTCCGGTTGCGGAGGGCGTCGAGGGCCTCCTGCGCGCGCGGGCCGCGCGTGTGATCATACCATTGTTCAAAATCTCGGTCATCCTCCTTTGTCTTCACCAGCGCCGCGAGGCGCGTTGGCGGGCAGGCAATCAGGTCATAGTGGAGATGCGCCATTGCATGGGCGACCACGCTCTGCACCGCCGGAAACTGAAAGTCATCAAAGACCACGACGCCGCCCACGTCCAGCATCCGGTCGATGAAATAGAAGTCCACAAACGTCGGGTCCATACGGTGGTCGCCGTCGATGAAGGCGAACTGGATGCGGTGCCCATCGTGCGCGAGGTGCGCCAGAGCCCAGTCGGAGCGCTCCTGGCGGAAGTCTACGAGGTTCCGGAGCCCGTAGCGATCGAGCGATTGAAGCCCGACACCGTGGTAGGTATGGGGTCCTCCGGGGAGATCCTGATGCGGGTCGAGGATCGTGGCCCGCGCCCCGTTCTCGTTGTCCCGGAGCGCCGCGCAGATCGCTGTCGAAGAGCCGCCCCACGCCAACCCAACCTCCACTGTCCGGTGTGGTTTCAGGGCGCGCACTGTCTTGTAGAGGTACTCGGCCGCCACGCGGGTGACCGAATACTCGCGCACGATCGTAACCGTGGTGCCGCGTGCTGCCAGCTTCACGTTGGAGCTGTAAAAATCGTCGAGGAGCTGGTCGATGGACATCATGAGGTGGTTTGGGCGGGCGGGCGGGCCTTGATCATGGCTGCATTCACGATCGCCGCGAGGTTGGGGAGGGAGGAGTGGATGATCCAGTGCAGGGCCGCTCCGTTCTGGATCTCGGGGATGGTCCACTGCCCGTAGGCCAGCCGGCAAAGGTATTCATGCACGTCCTGAATGCTGACATAGGCGTGCCCGCCGGCCTCCGCCTCCGCGCCCCAGCCGTAATCAGCCACTAGGGCATAATGCGCATCCTGATGGCAGTCCACAGCGACGCCTGCCAAGATCGCCTCCACAGCCGAAGTCGAGTTGTACGTCACGGCCACTCGCGCGTCCGCCAGCGCCGTCGCGAGCGTCTCCACGTTGGAGAGCCGCGTGCGTACGTAGGGGATCGGCTGTAGCCCCAGCGCCATCGCCATCGGGTGCGGCCGGTAGTGGACCTCGTAGCCTTGGGCCTGCCAATAGCCGGCCCGTTCCGACAGGTAGGCGCTCAGCGCGGCCGAGTTGAGCCCGTGCTGGGAGTCTCCGGGGAGCTGCCCGAGGATCAACGCGACCTTCTCGCGCGCGGGCGCGGCCGGGGGCGCGAGCGTCACTCCGAGCGCGCTGAGCCGGTCCCCGGGACATGGCATCGAAGGGATCGCGCCGACGCGGCCAATGCCGATCTGGTTGTAGCCAGTCGCGTCCTGCGCGTGGGAAGCGCGCTGGATGTAACCGAGATCCGCGATAACCAGCGGGATTCCGGCTGCCTTCAACACGCCACGGGCCCAACCCTCGACCGGGTGCATGCCGGACGTGAACGCGAGCAAGACGCCGTGCTCGCCGGCCGGCGCTTTGATCAGGTCCAGCAGCCGGCGACTCTCGCTCTCCGCCAGCGCGAGGGGCTCGCCGCCGAGGGCCTTGACTCCCATGGCGAAGGCCTGCAACCGGATCTTGTCGAAGTAGGCCCCCAGCTGGAGCGCCCGCCACGTCGCGCCCCGCTCGCTCGGGTTTAGCGGCGTCGGCCAAGTGAGGCTGCGCCCCACGCTAGCAGCCGTCATGAAGATCATCGCCGGCCGGGCAGTCGGATCGCGTTGAACGGAGGTGTCCATGGGAAGTCATAGACCGCGTGTCTGGTGGCGGGAGGCGCGCTCGCGCGTGGAGCTGACGAGCTGCATGGCCGGGCCGCTGATGCGCTGGGTGGTGGGAACTTGGGGGAGCTCGATCCGGACCGAGCAGGCCGCGACCTGATCGAGGTACTTGAGGGCGTCCTCGTACTCCTTCCGGCGCTCCGGATTGATGAGCCCGGCCGGGACGCGGGAGCACGCATAGTAGCGCGCGAGGTTGAGACAGGCGTTGCGGCACTCCTTAGGGATGACTTCGCCGCTCGCCTCATCTCCGAGATAGTTGTTCAGGCAGCCGGCCACCTTGCTCCGCGTCAACTCGATCGCGTCGATGACGGCCTGAGGCACCGGATCCGCCTGCGCCGTGGCGAGGGCGGCCGACTGGATCGCCGTGTATTCGGCTCCGGCGAGGAGGCCCTTGAGATCAGTTTCGGTGAGGGTTATCCATGACATATTGGTGGGAGGATTTCGGTGGGCGGGAGAGCTTCTTGGAGCCCGCCGGGGTTGAGTCCAGCGGGCTCGGGGAAGCCGCCCCGGACCTAAAGAAGGCCCGAGGCGCTTCGCACCTTTTCACCATTCGGCTTGGGTACGGTTCCCATGACTAACACGCCTGCAAACCCACGCACTCTGAGCCCGGCAAAAGCTCAGGACGTGGAGGTGGTGGTGAACTTGCGGATGCCGAGGCTGGAGGTCAGGATCACGTTGGAGTAATGCTCCACCGAGATCTCGACTTTCTTGGCGCTGATCTGGCGCATGTACACGTTCAGATCGAGCCCGCCCGTGGGCCGCGACTGCGAGGTGTCGGCCGAGAATACGTTGGGCGGCGGGCTGACGAAACGCTTGACGTTGGAGGGATCCTCGATGTCCTGACCGGCCTGCGCCGTGAACATGAGCACGAGGTTCCCGACCACCTGGCTCTTCAGGGCCTTGGTGGAGGCGTAGCGCTCCCGGCTGACGTAGCATGCATCCACGCCGAGCACCGGGGCGAGTTGCGCCGGGGTGAGGCCGGAGGTGGCGAACTTCGCGGCGTTGGCGTTTCCGCGCAGAGCGAGGAAGCGTTGGGCCCACGACGTATGACCGTAGCCGACCCGGTTGAACTGGAAGCCCTGCAAGTCGGCGGCCGTGACTGCCTCCTGCACCACGTCGGAGTCCGGATCGCTCGAAGCGTTCCAGTTCTTGGCGGTGTTGGTGGCGGCGGCGGCGAGGATCGCGATGGAGCGGTAAAGCTCATTGCGGAGCAGCCGGCGGATGATCTTCGCAACGAAGCGATTCTCCCAGCCCGGCATCTGGAGCGGGACCTGATCGAGGTCCACGATCATCATCAGGCCCTTGTTCAGGGTCTTCCCGGTGACGTCGATACCGGTGTACTCGATCCGCTTGAAGTCCGCGCCGATCGCGCGGATGTCATCGGTCTCCTGGTAGAACTCCTCGGCGTTGTCCCACTTCTTCCATTCAAACAACCGGCCGGGGACGATCACCTTGGGGGAGAAGAACTCCAGCGCACCTTCGATGTCGTTGGGGTCCTTGTAGCCGACGGCGTACGTGGTCAGCGGCTCGCTGAACATGGCTTCCGTGAACCGGGAGTCATCGTTGCCTAGGGCGTAGATCTGCCCCGGCAGCGCTTCGCTGGCCATGGACGGGGCGGCGGCGCTCGGCTGATAGCCGAGGCTGTTGGCGAGCGCCGTGACGGCGCGCATATCAATCAAAGAGTTTTTCATCTGATTTGGGATTCGAGAGTTTTTGTTCTGGGTTTTCGGATCTCTGTGAGATGGTTCCTCCGGGTTAGCTGGTCACGGTGACCTGATAGGGCAGTACGGGAGTGACCTCGAAGTCATCCCCGATTGCGGCCGCCGACTCGGCGATGCCGACAACCCAATAGACGCCGCCCGCCGTGGGCAGAGGCTTGACGAGCCCGCCCGCCATCGGGACGAGCTTCTGGCCGAAGGTGATGATCGCTCCGGCCATCATCTTATCGGTGCCTGCGCCGAGGCCGAGAATGCGGGCCTCAACGTAGTCGCCGATCGCGGTAGCCGCGTCGCGCAGGAGATATTTCGGGGTGTCGCTCAGGCCGCACACGGCAACGGTGGAGCCGGCGGCCCCCACGCCCACCTTGCCCAGCAAGAAGCGGGTTGCGATGACGGCATCAACCGCCTTGGACACTATGCCATGCTCGTGCACGCCCGGGCCGAAATTGGCCAGGAGAACGCGCGACGGCGTGAACATCTTCTCGACGCGCTGGAGGAGAAGGTGGAGAGAGAACAGAATGAAGGTTTTCATTTGGTTCAAGTTTATCTGAGTTGTTTGGTTTGGGACTGATGGATGGTTTCGAACAGAGGGGTTATTTCTTGCCGCCCTTCTCCTTCTTGTAGGGGAGGTCTGGCTCCTTCATGCCCTCGAAGATCGCGGCGTTGGCGGGATCGGTGGCGACGTTGGCATACGCCGTCGTGTAGTCCTCGCCCTCCTTCTCCTTCATGCGGGCCGCGACGAGATCCTGAATCTTGGCGGAGCGGTTGGGCGTCGGAGTCGTTTCGACCTTCTGGTTGCCGAGCGCGGTGAGGGCCTTGCCCTCTGTGCTGAGGAGGGGCTTGCCCTCGGCGACGGTCTTGGTGTCGGCGTCGAATGTCTTCAAGTCGGCCGCGTTGCAGAGGCGCTCGATCACCACCGGCACATCGGCCGCCCGGATCTTCCCGGCCGTCATCGCGGCGTTGGCAAAGCGCGTGGCGTGGGCCTTGCGCTCGGCCTTGGTGGCCGCCTCGGCGTTGGCCAGAGCGGTCCGGGCCGTGTCGCGCTCGGCCGTGAGCGTGGTGGCCGTGGCCGTCGCGGTCGTGACGGCCGAGTTGGCCGTTGCGATCGCCGTTTTGGAGGCGGCGAGCTCAGTGAGGGCCGTCTCCAGCTTGGCCTTGTCGTCGAGCTTCGCGTTGGCGAGCACGGCGAGGAGGGCCGCGTTGGCGGCAGCGGCGGGGGCGGCCTTCGCGGCGTCGGCGGTCTTCTTCTGAAGATCCCCGATGCAGGTCTGGACCGCGTTGGCGAGCTCGGTATCACCCGCCTGAGCGGTGACGTTGGTGCCGAGTGCGGCGAGGATCTGGATGAGCAGATCACGTTCTTTATTCATAGGATTATCATGGGTCTGAGTTGCGGTTGCGGAGTTCATGAGGCTCGGTCCGGGAATGTTGCCCTTATCCACGAGCCCAACGGATAAAAGGCGAAAAGGGGAGACGATCGGCCGGCCGTCGGCCGTAAGGGCGGCGAGCGGCTTGCACCACCAGTAGGGCGAGAGCCGGTCCCGGCCGCCCGTGACGAGGTCCGCCCCATTGGGCGTGAGGACGGGCTGGCCGTAGAGGCCGTCCTCCCGGGCCTCCAGCTTGGCCCACGTGCCCTTGACCTCCGTGTCGGGGAAAATCTTTTCGAAGCCCGGGACGTCCGGGTGGCCGTTGAAGATGGGGAGCCCCGTGATCGCCCGCTTGACGCGGCCCCACGTCGAGTTGTAGGCCGCGACGATGTTGTCGGCCGCTGCGCGGTCGAAGCGCTGGAGCAGGGGCTTTCCCGCATTCGGTTGGCCCGGCGGCGGCCCGGGGTGCGGGTGGTCGCCATACTTCGCGATCAGCGCCCAGCCGCCCGCGTCTGCCGAGGCGAGCGCGTTGGCGATGCTCGGAAAATCCTCGATGTCGAAGGACGCGAGGCAGAGTTTCAGATTGTCGTTCTCGTTCATGGCGGGGGCGGGGGTTCAGGGTTTCACGGCCTCGCCCTTCGCGAGCGGCTCCTCGGTGGGATCGGCCGTGTGGAGGAAGGCCTGTTGCTGGTGATGGGAGGCGAGCGCCGCGTGGTGAACGGCCACATCCGGCTTGGTCCCCGGGGCCTCGGAGGCGTCCTTGTGGGCGCGGGCCGCCTTGAGGTGGGCGAGGGCCGCCGCGTCGTGATCCTTGGGCTTGCCGGTCTCGAAGGCTTGGGCGCTCGCGTCGTGGGCCTCGGAGGAAGCGCCGTGCGCCTCGGCCGAGCAGTTGCACTGCTCCGGCTCGGGCTCCGGCGCGTTGGAGATCCGGACGGGGCGGGGGAAGGGGGCGCTGTTGTGGACGGCCGGGGTGCCGGCGCGGCGGTGGAAGTCGGCGAGCCCCTTGTGCATCGAGGCGAGGTTGGAGTGCTTGCTGAGGTCGGGGCCTCCGCCGCCCCGGTGGAAGGTGTCCTGATGCTGCTTGGCGGCCTCGTCGTGCGCGGCGGCAGCGGCGGAGTGGTCCTCGGGCTTGCCGGAGCGGTGGGCCTGAGCGGAGGCGCGATGCGCGGCCATGGAGGACTTATTCGCCCCGCGCGCGTCCGGGTCCGGGCCGCCGTCTGGGGTCCAATTGCCCCGCTCGGCCCGGCTCTGCCCGGGATCGAAGTTGGGCATCATCGCCGCCTCGATTGAGGGGGCGGAGTTGGGATGGCGTCCGGGCAGGTAATCCTTCAGCACCATCGAGAGCTTTGCGGCGCGGTCCCGGTGAATGTCGGCGCTCTTGATATGGAGGATGGCGCGCTCCGTGTGGTAGTCTCGGTCGAGGCCGTCGGAGTGCTTGGCGGCCGTGAGGTGGGCGATGGCGGCGTCGCGGTGGTGGCCCTCGGCGACAATGTGATCCTCCTGTTGCCCGTCCTGCCGAGCGACTTTGTCGGATACTTTCGCCCGCGCGCTCGCCTGTGAAGCAGCATGGGCAGCCTCGGCATATTGGTTGCCGTGGAACTCATGTCCGGGTAAGTCACCGTTGACCAGAGCGGAGTCGAGCGCGGCGTTCGCCTTGCCATCAGGCTCTTTCACGCTCCCGCCCATCTTCTCATAGATCGTAGCGACGACTGGCCAGTAGGCCTCGTCATCGAGCGAGTAAGTCTTGGACGCAGCTTCCTTTGCCTTGTCCCACACGTCCTCGTCTTCCACCCAGCCCGCTGGGTTCTTTCCCTTCTTGAACTGCGCGTGGGCGAGCGCCCCGAGATGGATCGAGCGGCCGGTGAGCTTCTCGCCCTTGACGGGCGTCGTGAAGTTGGTCTCGGAGAGGCGCGAGGCTCCGACGGTGCCGGAGTCGGTGAGCTCGGTGTTGCCCAAGAGGGCGGATTCGAGCGAGGGAGGAGCTTTCATGGAGGAGTTGGAGAGATTGTGCTTGACGGGATGAATGAGATTGGACCGAAAGATATGGGTGACGTGGGCAATGGGTGCCTTCGACTCATCAGTCAACACTTTGCCTGAGCCCGCAGCGCCCAGCTGGTAACGGCTCTCGTAGGTCAGATTCTTTAGCCCCACCTTTAGGACCTTCACCGCGCTGCCCCCATAAGAAATGCCGGGTGCGTCGAGCCGCACGTGATCTCCAGCTCGGATCTCGGAGGCGCTCAGCTCTGGCCCCGTCGTCCACTGATTGCCGTGGAAGTCGTGACCGGGAAGGTCACCGTTGGCTACTAGAATGGCGAAGTCCAAAGTCATGGGGCGTCAGTTCTGGTCGTGGAAGGTGCGCCCCGTGCGGGCGGCCGAAGCCTCGGCGGCGCTCGACACGAGCGCCGAGCCGAAGACCTCTTCCAGCGCGTTCGCCAGCGCCGGGTCCGACGCGATCCGCCGGTACCATCGCGGGAGGTCTGCCTGGAGCTTCATCAGAGCGGCTTTGCGGGCCGTATCGTCCGCCATCGCCCCCACCTCCCGAAGCTGGCTGAGCAGGGGCTCCAGCGCCCCGCGCTGGGCATTCAAGAGCCGCTCCAGCGCCGTGGCGCGGAAGACGGCTAGCTTGCCCGCCATGCGCGCGTCGTGCCTAAGGAGGGCCGGCGTGACGCCCCCGCGCGCGAGCGCGTTGGCGACGGCCTGCTTCTCGGCGGCGGCCTCGGGGGATCCGGGGGCGGCTTTGCCCTTCGCCTCGTCAGCGGCGGCCGTCTCCTCCGGGTTGCTGCCTCCACCAAACGGCGCGGCCGGCGCGGGCGCGGTCAGGAGCTCCTCCTCGTCGCCGGGCTTCGGCACGCCGAGCTCCTCGCGGGCGTAGTCCTGCCCCACCTCGACGCCGTTGGAGACGAGGAAGGTGAGCTTGGCGATCGTGTCGGTGGTCTGCTTGGTGTCCGGTATGATGACGCGCGCGTGCGCGAAACACACTGGATCGTTGAAGAGCCATGAAATTACGAGCTCGTCTATCCGGCGCAGGTTCTCCGTGATCAGCGCCGCATCGTCCTCCTCGATCAACGCCGTCTCATCGCCCTGAAGGGACGCGCCCCGGCCCTGCGACGCCTTGCCGGAGGAAATGGTCGCGAGGTCCGCCCCGCGCACCAGCGTCGCGATCGCCTTGTCCATGTACTGCGCGAGGGGCTCGAAGACCGTGTTGTTGCCGGTGGCGCTGGTCGGCTGGATGAGGGTGATTTCGTTCTCGACGTTGGTCACGGCGGACCAGTGCTGCGCGAACGCGGCGAGGTCCGTTACCATCTGGTTCCAGCCCGGGCTCCCATACGCCGCCTTCGTCTTCCCGATCAGGCCCGGCGTCCCGAAGCGCTCCGAGAAGCTCATCCAATCCTTCAGCGACATCCACTTCATCATGTAGGCCACGGCGATCGGTTCGCAGAGGCCGTCTCCGACCGTCACCAGCCACTGCTTCGGGTCCATCTCCTCGCCCATGATCGTGCCGAAGTACCGCTTGTTGAAGCGGAGGTGGCCGACGCTCGACTCGAAGAACTGGAGCGGCACATAGTTGAAGTCCGCCGTCAGGCGCATCTCGCCCGTGATCGGGTCCACCATCGGCCGCCAAACGATCTCGTGCACGGCGTAGCGGAAATAGACCGCCTCCATCATCTGCTCCACCAGCAGGCGCGCCCCGCCCTGCTGGTCTTGTTCCAGTACGTTCCGGGCGTGCAAGTGGTCGTAGAACCAAGTCAGGGCCGCCTTGTGCTCCGCGGCGCGGGCCTTGATCTTGGGGTCCTGAAGCTCGTCGGTGATGATGATCTTGATGCCGTGGCGCGCGACGCCCTTCTCGCGCTTGCGGGTGCAGACCTGCACGACCGGATCGCGCCGCTTGATCGCGTCTGCCATCAGGGCGAACTCCCGCAGGTACCCGTTCTGAAATATGTCCATGATCCGGGACAGGTACTCGGGCGACAGCTGGCGGATCGGGTTGTAGCGGCTCCGCTTCGCGTACATCGCCACGAAGGCCGAGACGTTGGGGCTCACGACGCCCGCCACGTTCGCGAGGCCGCCCCGGCGGGGCTGCTCGGCGCGGGTGAGCTCGGAGCCGGGCGCGACGAGCTGTGCGCCGGCGTCCTTCGGTTTGCGGGTGGGGGTCTTACGGGGATGGGAGGTCATTTGTGATGCCGTCGGATTTCAAGCCACATCAGGAAGAGACAGAAAAAGAATGTCATGCCGGATCCTAAGCACAGCCACATGTCAGTCTTCAAGAAGTCCGCGCCGTGGAGCCGCGACTCATAGACCACCGCCCGCTCCCAGAACTCGACCCCCAGCACGAGCACCACGGTCTCGATCGTCGTCAGGCGCACCTTCGCCGACGGCGGAACCACGAGAGGGCACTCCGCGAGCGGCGTGGACTCCGTTGGCAAGAACGGGCAGCGCAGGGGCTGCTTGGTGGGCGGAGGTGGGATTAGTTTCTTCATACGCCCGGCATCCTTCCCCGGCCGAAGCCGCCCCCCATCCGTGCCACCGCGAGGTCGAGATCCTCGGAGCGGTGGGAGTCCACGACGCCGAGCCCGCTCCGGCCGGCGCTCGATCCCTTGCGCAGCATCTCGGCGAGCGCGAGCGCGTTCACGCAGTCATCGTTCATGCCCTCGGGGGCCGAGTAGCAGACCATCGTCTCCCGATAGATGAACTCGAAGGACTCCAGCTCCAGAACGAGTGCCGCGCAAACGTCCGGATCATACCGGACGGACCGGGCTTGGAGCGAGGCGGCGAGGTTCTCCATGAGCTGCTGCTTGGACTTGTTCGTGTAGACGTAGCCTTCAAAGTTAGAGCCTCCCCGGTTGTGCAGTTCATCGAGCGTCTGATCGCCGCCGCCCGTCGAGTCCACGAGGCCCCGCGCGCCGGCCGTGATTGAAATGATGAGGTCCCACGTCACGGGCCACGGCTTCTTCTGCCAGCGCTCAAAGCCGGACACGTGCCCGTCCTCGTCGAGGCCAACGCCCACGGTGTAGTCAACGTGCTTCGCCAAGTCCCAGCCCCACGCCACGGCGGGCTTCCGGGAGAGACCGCCGGAGAGCTTGCAGGCCTCGATCGCGGTGAACCCGAATGGGTTGTTGTCGTCCCCCGTGTCCTCGACATCATAGAGCTCCTTGAAGACGCGCTCGGGCAGGACGCGCTGCGCCGCCTCGTACTCCTCCTGATCGTAGAGGCCGGCGGCGATCGCCTGCTTGGCGGTGATCTTGTGGTAGGCCATCCCGGCCGCCATCCGCTCCTCCCGCGTCCGGAGCTTCTCGGCCTCGCGGGCGAGCTTGTATGCCCAGTTGTGACGGCCCTTGCGGTTGCCGATGATGCGGACGGGGCCGCGCGTGTGCGTGAGGGTCGAGCGGATCGCCCACCACGCGCTCGACTTCATGCGGGTCGCTTCGTCGCAGACGGCCGCGTAGACATCGTCACCGTAAAGTGAGTCGGGCCGGTCCGCGCCCTTGAACGTGATCGTGGTGTCGGTGTCGAGGAGCGTGATCGAGAGCCGGGACTCATTCGAGTGGAACGCCTCGCGGGGCAGCCCGCGCTTCAGGCGCTCGTACGCGATCCGCGCCGTGCCGCCCACGGGGGCGATCCACCAGTACTGGTACCCGGGCCGCCCGAGGTAGGCGTGCTCGGTGAGCCACTGGAGGCAGCCCGAGGTCTTGCCGCTCTTGGTGGCGGCCTCGATGACCGAGATCCGGGCGGCCTCGTAGATCGCCGCCTCCTGCTCGGGATAGAGGGCGGCGCGCTGAATCTCGATCCGGCGCGGGGCGGGCGGGGCCTTGGTGGCGGTCTGGACGAAGCCGGCGGCGGCCGGCGGCGCGGCCGAGCCCGCCTGATCATCGGCGGCGGTGGGGGCTTCGGCGATCGCGTCGGGAGGGGCCTCTATCATGCAAAAGTTTTCCCGCCCGCAGATCCATCGAGCGCGGCTCCGAGTTGCGTGGCCGGCAGCGCGCGCATATGGTTTGGGGCAGGGTCGCCTGTGCTGGAATGCCCCGCGCGCGAAGTAGCCGTGCGGTTGCCCCAATCAGTTGCGGCATGAGCCGGCTGAGGAGAGGGGCGGGAAAATGGATTGGGTGGGAGCTCGCGATGGAAGCCGCGCGCGTCCTCCCAGCCTTCAGGCGCGAAGGCCCATTGGTTGATGGCCCAAGCGATCCAGAGCGCGCACGCCCACGCGAGGAGGCTAGTTAGAGCTGGCGTCATGGGAGACGGGGGCGCGGGAGCCGTTGCCGTTGGAGGATCCGTTACCGTTCGCTCCGGCCGACGGCACGACCATCGGGGCGAGCGGCTGGATGATGGTGAGCTTGATGACGCGTGGGGCGTCCGGATCCGCCCGGCCCGGTCCATCGTCGCGCTGGACGGCGACGAGCTGCTCGCGCTGGCCGAGGAGCTGCTTGCCGAGCCAGATCAACATCGTGAAGTTGCCCCGCATCGCCATCTGGATCTGCTTGCGGCGGACGGCCTGCTTGAGGGACGAGAGCCCCCGGTGGTATGCGAGCGCAAAGGGCGTCTGCGAGCCCGTCGCCGGGTCGGTCTCCATCTGCCGCCGCACGTCCACGAGGTTCGCCCCGAGGATGTACGCCATCTCCTCGTTGCTCATCCCGACGCACCCGAAGCGCCTAATCAACTCCGACGAAACCCGCACGAAAGGCGATCGCGTCGCCTTCTTCGTCGCCGGGTTGCTCCGGAGCGCGACCTTGGGCGCTACGACGGGGGCGGCCTCGATGTCCAGAGCCTGCCCGGGAGCGCCCGACCGCGCGAGCTCCTCCGCGAGGGACCGCGCCTCCGGGCTCATGCTCTCATAGTCCGCCGGCTCGATCGAGAGCCCCGGGTTGGTGGGCTCGGGAGTCTTGGGCGCGCGGGCGATCTCGGCGGAGGCAGTCATCGAAGCTCCCACCGAAACGCCGGGACGCGCCGGAAGGCAAGCCTGCATTTGCTCGCGCGGTCCACTTACTCGCGCTGCGAATCGCGTTGAGCAGGGGTCGGGGCAGGAGTGAGAACGGGGGTCACCGGGGAACAAGCTGGGAGGTGAGGAAATAAATCGGTCGAGTGAGGGAGACGAATAAGCTTGACCCAGAATTTTCGGATGGGCAATTAATAGCCTGCTCACCTCAGGGAAGCCCGGCAGACCCCGAGGTCATGGGCTGGGGGGACAGGACAGAGCCGAGCGATCTGATCGGCGGGGCCGCACCTCCCTACAGGTCACCTCTCGTGGTGTTCGTGCTCCCGGGCATGGGGTCGCACTCACCCCGAGAGGGCCTTGCGGGAGGCGCTGAGAGAGGAAGTCGGGGGGGTAGGATCCGCGCGCGAGGGTGGG